TATTGCCTTGAAATGCTTTCCAGTCATCATATTTCAGGACTCCCTGACCAAAATCGGCTAATCCTTTTGTTTCGTTCATGGCTTGCAAACGACGCGCTTCCTGTTCCTGCTCGTCCATCTTATATAAGCCATACTCAGATTTCACAGCATCTACGGTTCCTTGCCTTCCAGCTTGGCGCAATCCAAAAGCGTTAGCATCAGTGCCAAGACGTCTAGCGGCGTACTCTTCAGCTCCCATAATGGCGTTAGCATCCCCTTCACGACGAGCGCGAGCTTGAGCACCAGCCAGAGCAGCCCTAGACTCGGCTGCGTAGGTTCCTGAACCCCTGCCAGACTGCGCTAAACGTTGTTCATTAGAAATTTCTGCTTGAGCGAATTTTTCGTCCACAATTTCCCTTTGCATCGCTCTAAACTCTTGTCTTTTCTCCATGAGGTCACCAAGGTTGGCAAACTGACCTAAATCTCTAAGTGTTGCATCGTTCATATCAGAGACAGCATCAATCACCGGAGCAAAACTTATAGCTGATCTAGGCTCATATCTATAAAGCTGAGACATACCATTAATTGCATTAGCAAACATGTCTTGAGCAGGTTGCAAAATCCTCATTTCTTCAGGTGTGCGAGGCAACCGCGTAGTTACCCTTTTCTTAACACCATCTGCGCCAGTTACCGTAACTGTTTGAGTTCCTGACAAGTAATTCACAAAATCCATCATCTCCTTAATAGGAGGTGGATTTGGTATTGCTTGCATCTCAGGTGGTTTATCTCCCCAACACATATTTTATATCCTCTTCATAAACCAAGTTTTCGTTTCGTCAGTATCCCAAGCAGGGCAAGGGACTTGTTCAATTCCAAAATCTTTATATTTGCCAAAAATATTTATTAATTTAGGGCACCTGCTCCAAGTGAAAATCACCTCATAGCCAAGTGAAAAAACATGAGAAAACAATCTATTAAAGAATGTTTTGCTAACAACATCTCTATTGAATGAATCATGAACCCAAAAAGCTTCAACAATATCTTTGTTGTGCTCTACAATTCCATAAATACACAAAGGCTTATTTGGTTTGTTGATTTTAAAATACCTAGCATCATCATGATAATGAGCATTATGTGTCGTATAGATTTCTTCTTTAGATATTTCTGTAAACTCAATCATCACAACGCCCTTATGTAATATCTGGTGAATATGGAAGGCTGAACGTTGGGATGTGGGAGGCCACCACCTGTAGAGCTAGTGGTTCCGCTCTGAGTTCCTCCGGATGCGATACCACTTCCGGCAAAACCAGCACCGAAGGTGGTATTCATCACCCAGTTACTATGATTGTGTGATGGAATTTGTGTTACATCGAGCGTTTGCGTTTCCGCACCAAAAGCACCACCAAGAGTAATGGAAGCAGCGGTTGCAGCTGTTATCCTGCCGCCAGTGTTATTATCTGATCCGATACCTACAGGTACTCGACCTCGCTTATCAGGCAAGTTAAATGTAGTTGCGCCATCACCAACACCGTAAACAGTGCCTAGATTAGCAAATAGCGTTGCATAAGTTGCTCTGCTTACAGCTTGCCCATTACATTCTAGCCAGTTTGCAGCAAATCCGGTTGATCCGGCGAATTCCACGACCGTACCGATTGGAACCAACCTATCAAGAACTTCTTGGGCTAATTTAGCTAAGGTTACATTTGCATTAGCAATTTTTGAGGTAGTAACATTGAGGTCAACTATCTTTTCTGTAGGCACGGAATTTGCCGCTAATTTCGCAGCAGTTACATTGAGATCGACAATCTTGTCAGTAGGAACTGAATCAGGAGCTAATTTGTTAGCAGTTATGTTGAAGTCCAGAACTTTAATTGTTGTAACCGAGTTGGTGGCCAGCTTACTTGTATTAGCAGACCCATCTCCCAACTCTCGATCAGTAATAGCTTGAGGGAGAAGCTTACTTCCGCTTATTGATGCGTCACGTATGTTTTCATCTGAAATATCTACCCATGAAATATTTCCCGCACCGTCTGTCGTCGGCAAGAAATTTGCATTGGCTGGATCATCAGAACCCGGTAAAATTCCCGCTTCAACACCAGCGATATCAATATCAAGCTGCCTAAGCCCGTCGATTACGTAATTGAAATCCGTATCAAGCATAATGTCAGTTGCGGGTCTTTGATTCGCGCGAGTAATTATTTGATACCTATTATCATTCTGCAAAGCTTCGTTAGCATAGGGCAAACCTGGTCTTTGAAAATTATGGGGCATTAAAACTACCTCTCTACAATGCCAAACAAACGAATCTTTCGCAAACTGAAAGGTCCATCTTTAATTTTTCCAACAATAGTCACCGTGAAATTGTTACTAAGGAACTGAAGTCTTCCCTTAAGGGGATGAGAAGGGGAGTCAAGGCGCATACCTAAAACAGTGCCACTAGGGTTGTTTGGGTTTGCTCCCGCTTTACTGCCATCTACTAGATTAATAGTTCCTAAAACGTCTCCTCTAAATGGTAAACTATAAATATCTTGTATTGTAAATGTATCACGCAAGTTGCCAGAAATATAGACGTTAACTATATTGTCTTTGTTGATAACCAGAGTAGAAGAATATTCAGCTTCTATTTCATATCTTTTGTTTGCATAACGACGTTTAATGTTGTTTACATATTTAGTTTCGATAAAATCTATAAATCTGGCACCGTTACGGTCACCATAAATTGTAGGAGAATTACCGAACCCATCTGCGTACTTATATATTTTTGAACCTATGTATAAATATAGACAGTCATCCAAGGTAGAAAGGAAGCAAGCTGAATTAGTAAAATCACCAGAGAAAACCCCCCACCAATAGAATGAGGTATTGTATTTAGAAACGATAACGTTGTTTTGTCCTATCTTGAACCCACAAAAACCGCCACTATTATATTTGAAAGACGTGCAAGACCGATACTCAATGTTTGAATTAATTGTATTGATATATTCAGAGGCCAGCTTATCCATATTATCTGTATTAGACGCCGCAAACTGTTTAGCAATATTCAGCGTACCAAAAGATACAAACCCGTTTTGTGTAAGAAACTGAGCATCGTTAGCTAATTCAACGATTAAGTCGCCGTGATAGACACCAACCGGTATTGTGGAGTTCCACGAGAAATAATCAGTTGATCCTTTTGTAAGTGGGTCAATACCTTGCCATACCTGAGATTTCTGACGACCCATAAAAACAAGTTTTCCAGAAATATCTACAATAGCTTCTAAGTTATCTGCTACTCCATGCTTAGCCGAAATGTCTTCACTAGGAACAGTTTTGGTTTTTTCATAAAAAAACCGAAAAGGGGCTTCATCGCTATAGGGCTTATAAGAATAATAGAATCTCATGGCCAAGTCAGGGATTCTATAACCTAAGCTAACGGCTCCTTCTCCGAGACACCATAATCGATCATGTGCAGCTTTCATAAAACTAAAATGAGGTGGTCTGTCGTAATAGAAGAGCTCAACGATGCTTTGTCCGGTAAAAGCGGGCAGGTCAGTTGTTGTGGTTATTGTTACAAGGTTTCCCGCTTGAATTATTGCAGATATAACGCGGTCGTGTCCTACACCTGCAATAGTTAAGTGGATAGATTTTCCGACTTCGTATTTATCGATGTCAAAAGACCCATCAACTATAAATGAGAAATTCCGAGCGTCAATTCTATTAAATGTCTGGACGCTGTCTTTAACTTGTTCTTCATAGATTTCAAGATTTGCACCGTCCCATGTCATAATTGGGTCAACGCCATTGTAAATCCATAACTTTTTACCAAAGAATTCAGCTCTTGGAACGCAAGCAACAGAAAGATTTGTAAGAGTAGGAGCTAATATGGTTCTTGTCGCAACATCTAAGACTTTGATGTAGCCATATGAGTTAAAAATAACAGATAACTCAGGCGTAATAGATTTAAAGCTTAAAGAGACCGTGTCAGGATCACTGAAATCAGGTATGGGAGTTCCTACGGTTGTAAAGGTAATTTGACCAGGAGTGGTTGTATCTACTCCTGCAATTGTTATAATGGTATCTTCATCATTGATTGTTAATTTTAACAAGCCACCGACGGAATAATACAGGCTGGGAATAAAATCATCAGGAACGGTTATACTAAACTGCGTTGCAGATATATAGATTGGGTTAGGTGTTCCAGGTGCATCAATATAGAAATCCGTCAGGGTATTAGCAAAACTATTTTGTTCTACTTCAATGTCGATCGTATTTGCACCAACAGTTGTTATGTTTTTAATTTCATAAGTTGAAACAGCAGATAAACCCGTTTTATCCCGATATCTCAACTGCAATAATGTGTCTGGCTTGAAGAGGCTGTAATTAACACTCGTCAATCTAATATGGTTGGTAGAAACAATTCTTAAATTTGATACAACGGAAAAAGTTTGATAACCGTTAAAGTACAATACTTGTTGCTTGGAGCCGTCTTCTGAGGAAAAGGGAAACGCCTTTATCGGCTTATCTTGCACGTTGCCTTGTGTCACGTCAGAAAACAGGGACGTCCCGTACCTAACGGTTCCCTCGCCCAATGATTCAGGCATTATGTTTTCTATGTAATAGGAATAATCAGGCTTTATCATACTTGGCGAAACATCCTGGTTCATGCCTTTTGTGGCAGAGGAAAGCTCGATTATGTTATATCCACCCTCGTAAATCATCAGACAGGGCTATATGTTGAAAGGTGTTTCTTTCCAGATATATTCTTCATGTAAGAAAACAGCTTTTTCTTACCGTCTTCCCATTTGACCTGAGCAGATAACATCTTTGTTTGATCTTTAAAGCCTGTCTCCGATTGGAAAACATAATAGCTTGCGCCATCTACTAGGACTTGGTGATACAAAGAAGGTATTAAGATATCGGCACTGAGAGACGAGGCAGTGAGGGCGTCAGGCTTTGCAATATAACGGATTCCAATTCCACCGCCTGTAATAACTGTAGTTGTAGATATAGGATAAGTGTTGATAACCCCATTGGCATAATACCATCTATCTGGGTTGCCTGTTTTTATTAAAGCTGGGTCTACTTTTAAAACATCTTCTTCACTAGAACCTAACAATTGCCTGTTGGTTCGAATATCGTAAATAACTTTAGGGATAAATATTTCTTGTGACGTAGGAGAAACCACACCGTTCGTGCAGTCCAACTGTTCATTAAGCTTAACAACTAATGGGCTTTCGTTGATTGTGGCTTGTAACAGCTCAAAATAAGCTAGGTTTATATATTGCATAAAGACGGTAATATCGGATTCACCTAGATCATCTAGACCGATACTTAAGGTTGCCAGGAGCTTTAGGATTTCTGAAACATCCATTTAATTCTAAGTTCCTTGAAAAAGTGGGGGGCATGGCTAAACATGCCCCCTTGAGTAACTAGGAGTTGCCAATTTCGATAGTGGCAACAACAATGTCACCAGCTACCAAACGTCCGTTTGCAGCTGCACCGTCTCTAAGGCGTAATGTGCTCACACCTGCAACGTTTACGACTTTAAAACCTACGTTCGCTGTCGCATCAGTAAGATATGTAAACTTGTAGGTAAACCCACCAGCAATACGGTAAACGTCAATGGTAGCTCCTTTGATAAGGCCGCCAGTCACTTCAGCAAAAATCATACCTTCTGCATGTTGCGTTTTGCCAGCTGTATTACCAATATCAACAGCTGCCATGGTGCGATTTACTTTAATACCGGCGTAATCTTGACCGATAGTTGTTCCAGCTCCACCAGCGGCGACAACTGCACCAGTGCCGTTTGTAAGTGCAACAGTTCTAATAACCATAACCATAATAAAATTCCTTTCGTTAGTTAGCTTCTACAAGCGTGTGATGTGGTGAATGATGCCGTTTTCAATCGGAACGCCGTTGTCGGAAGCTCTGTAAGACGGGAATTTAATGGCTTTGTTACCACGGAATTCCAAACGTGCCATTTCAATACATGTTCCCATGTTAGAAATTTCTTGAGCAAACCAAGGAGAACCATGATAGATAACGCCAAATGCTTGAGCACCACAGAACAAGTTCCATGCGTTGTCTCTTGCAAAACCCTGAGCGGTCGTAAGTTTGAAATCACCTAATTCTGGAACTTCGTAAATCAAAACGTTTTCGATCTGACCTTTGAAGAAAGAACCGCGAATACGGCTAGGTTGGTTAGCACTTTCAATAACGCCACGATAGATAAATTGTGTCCAAGCCGGATCAGCTTTCAAAGACTTGTAAGCAGCTGTAGACAACATGTATACCCAGTATGGATCAGGAGCACCTTCATGATTTTTAAGCATGTAAGGTGTTAATCTCTTGTTACCGGCATAATCTGTGCCACCGTTAACCGCCATGTCTCGAAGATCCATAATTGCTTGAACCGATGTACCGCCGTTATTGTATGCATTACCCACTAAAGCATCAGCAGCAGTGATCATGCTTGCGTTATAACCAGCTCCGCCAGCACTACCGTACACAACACGGTCAGCAACAGGGCCAGCAGCATAGTTAGAACCGTAGTTGCCAAATGTTGCGGACTCTAAAATAGAGTAGTTAAGTTTTTGTGAACCAGCGCGAAGAAGCGCAGGTTTCATGCGGCTATATACGTCAATAGGAGTTGTTAACTTAACAAGCTGTGTGCCTTGTAGTTTGTCAACGTGGAACTTCAAATCGATATTGATCGTGTCTTCATAAAAACGAAGCTCTTGACCTTTACCAGAGATTTGGTCATATCCAGTACCTTCAAGCTTGTAATCAATGTCACGAGCTAAGGTAAAGTTAGAAGTAAGACCGGAACCAGATTCTTTACGAATAACTTGAATCATTGAAGTTTCAGAAGTTCCCATGAAACGGCTTAAGTTAGTTTGCATAAGCTGTTCAAGAAAGAATTTGTCGCGGATATGTTTTGGGATCAGGTTAACGTCAAATGCGTTAGGAGATGCGGGTGAAAAAGCCATAATTGTACCTCATGTAACAAAAAATTAATAAAAAAACCTACATTAATCATGTAGATAACTAATATTTATCTTTACTACGAGCTAAGGTACGTCTGGCTATAAGGCTAGGACTGATGTCGTCCCTATAGAAGATTTCGCGTCTTTTAGTATCGAAAAGCGGCCTAGGTTTCGTTTTGCTTTCACAAACTAGGAATCCAGCTATTAACCTCGATAAGCCCAATCAAGGGCACCATCAATGTCAAGAGCACCACTTTTTGAAGCACTTGGAGAACCTGAACTACCTGGTGATGCAATCACTGTAGGTTCATTGTAATCCTCATACTTCTCTTTTAACTTAACATATTGCTTCTTAGACTTGTCAAGTTCTTTGTTTAGCATTTCAATTTCTTTTATATATTTTTCTTTTAATTGCTTAATACCTCCTGTCTGATGTATTTCAGAATAGACTTCATTATTATGACGAGCACCTAAAAGAAGCATTTGTTTCGTTAATTCAACAACATCATCTTCAAAGCCGGAAAGCTCCTCAAGAATCTCTTGTTTGGTCGCCCAAGTAGAGGTGTCAAATAAATGTTGAAATGCTTCAGTATTTATATCAATTTCTTGTGGGTTGGAAGAATAACGCTTCATAACCTGAAGCTCTTTATCGATAACACTGGCGTATTTAGCCAAGCCTGATCCAGAAGATACACTGGCGGGCGCGTCATCTGGTATATCCTCAAATCGGACATGATCTAGTAAGGTTTGGGACTCTTCTTCTGTAAGGGTGCCTTCATCAACAAATGATTTAATTGCTCGCTTATAAGCTGACAGCTTCTTACGATCTTCATGGAATGCCTTTTGAGTGTCTTTGTAGCTTTTCTCAAGCTTTTCAAAAGCAACCTTTAATTCAGCATCAGCTTTCTTGTCAGAAGGCTTTTCTTTCTTCTCAACAACTGGCTCATCTTCAGCTTCAAGCTCTTCTTCTTTTTCTTCTTCAATAGGTTCTGGCTCAGGATCGGGTGTCTCTTCTTGATCAACCATCACCTCTTCTTTAGAATGTTTCCTGGTATCGGTTACAGCATGGGCTTTATCCCATTCATCTTCTAAATCGAATTCATCTACTTGATCAGTCGCTTGTAATTCTTCTTCTGTCATTTTTATTCCTCTTTGCCTTATGCTATTTGTGTCTCTAATAATTGACGATATGATATGATGCAGTCGAACGTATTGCCCGAGAAGTCAGAGTTTACATAAGCGAAGTCCCCTGCTTCCAAAATGACAATTGATTGCGTCGTGGGTAAAAGCTCAATGCTGCTATTTTTTTCAACCAAACGGCTCTTGGCAAGAAATGGCTTTTGTACGACAGGCACATCACCATCTGGTGACGTTCTTTCCCCTAATATTCTGAAATCAATAAAGATGTCTTGATTTGTCGTATTGGTGACTAGAATGCTATCAAAAATTGTAACAGCAGGAGCCGTATATAGCAAAAGTTCCGTACTGTTTATGCTTTGTACAAGTACGGAACCAAAATTAACCCACGGGTATTGATAGGGACTAGGCAACTTATGTTTCTATTAAATGGTTGTGCATACGATCAACAACCGCCTCCAGTTTCGGCATGTTGTCAAACAAAAACTTGCGAAGTTCCGCTCCTTCAGCAGTTGCCTTGTCAGCAAGATGGGCGTACTTTGCATATGCCTGTAAAATAGCTTGAGAGAATACATTAAATACTTGTAGGTCCGCTAAAGTATCTGCACTTTTTTGTGGGTCTTCTATATTCATTTAAATTCCTTTTAATTAGTTGTTAACAATTCCAATATATTAAAATTAGATAACAATTGCAATATATAATAAAACTACTAGTTAGGATTTACTGCAACTATAATTTCTGATGCTATAACATTATTTGCCGTTAATTGGGTGTTTGCATCTGTAAGAGCTGAGTTGGCAGATACAAGATCTGAAATCAAACCTAAATTATCTAATATTTTGAGATCGTTTGTGACTATATCCGCAAGGTTTTTTAATTGAACAACAGCTAAGTAGGCTATCCACACAGGGTTAATTACTGTTGCTTGGATTGCCGTTAATAATTCATTATCACCTAGCAATTCAAAGTTAATTGCAGCTAAAGAAACATTCGCGGCCGTAAGGGAAATAATCATATCTGTATTAGCTGCTTTTTTCTGGTTGTTGACGATAATTGTACCGAGATTGTACGTGATCAGATCAGTTAGCAATTGAACTTGTGGGCCGCCAAGCATAGGCATGATATAACTCCTTAAATTAGATTGCGAAAACCGCAAGTTGTGCGCTCTGCACAGTTATTGTGGTATTGTTGTTTGAATATACCCAAACCTCTACATAATCCGTCGATGCAAGATTGGCATAACCACAAATAGAGATATTATTGGTTGTTAAAGTAGATGTTGATGTAACGAGATTTAATACTGAAGGAGAGATTAGCACACCATTCACACATATTCCAAAAAACATACCGTTATTAGAAAGAGGACATGTAAATGTCACATTGGCATTTAAACAAAACACTCTAGTGGTAGGGCCAGAATATACCAATCTATACGACACAGGGGGAGCAGTGAAACTTGAAAGGCTCCCGATTGTATTTAATGCTGTAACTTTTGCCCAAACGCCAGCAGTGAGAGAAACAGATAAGCCGCCCGATGAATACAACCCACCATATTGAGTTGCTCCTGTTTCAACAAAAGTCCTATTAGCCGCATCTGTTCCAGTTGTTGGCGATGCCAAGTTTATTATTTTCTGACTATTCAAACTTACGGATGCGACAGGGACAGGGATCGTGTTCAGTGTCATCGCAAGTGTTGTGGAAAAAGACGATCCTACCGTTCCCGTACCGGTAACGTTTCCTGTTAATGTGATGGTTCTGCCGTCAACGTAGCCCTTAGTGGCTGCGTCGTTGGATAATGTAGGGGTTGCCAAGTTTATTATTTTGTTATTCGTCATGTTCATACCTTCCTCAACACTAAGAGGCAAGTAAATAGTCATCGCTGTTTTAGTGCTAGAAAAGACCTGAGTTTCAACTGATGCGTCACTATTCAAGAAGTTTAACGAAAATGCACCATCTGGATTTGTTCCACTTGAGCCGGTAGAATTCATCAGAAAACGAACAGACGCACCTATCGAATTTACTAATTTTAAATCAACAGTTTGATTCCCGCTCGTTCCTGTAAAATAGTTGTTTTTTATTTTCATTCCGCTGAATTGTTCAGTGGTAGTAAACGTAGTTCCGCCTGTTGGAAGGGCTACGGTTGAATTCAAAGATGTAGCAAAGGGAGTACCAACAAATCCTGTACCTGTTACTGCTCCCGTTAAAGTAACTGAGCCAGCAGCTATCAAAGTAGCAATACGTGAATTCATATAACTAACGTTAACCGCATCGGTAGAAGCTGGTGTCTCAGCCATTGCGACGTTGTTAATCTGCCCCGTGGTCATATCCAGATTGCCGCCAATCGAGAAGCTGCCCGATACGGCAGAGAGGGCATCAACATATGTCTTATTTGTGGCATCATTGGGAAGAACTGGGTTAGCAAGGTTGTATATGCGATTACTTGTCATGTTCATGTCTTCTTGAACAGCAAGAGGCAAGAAAAGACTCATATAAGTATTATTAAATGCAAAAACTTGTGTGTAATCGCCAACAGCAGGTTGAAAGTCAACTGCAAAGGTTCCGTTTGGATCTACTCCAGCTGCGTCTGTTGAACCTAGACGAAAACGAGCGTAAGAACCTACTTGGTTTTCTATTTTTATATCAATGTTTGAGATTTGACCGGATGGTGGAACGAAGTTGCTTTTTATTTTCATTCCACTGAATTGTTCCGTGGTAGTAAACGTAGTTCCGCCTGTTGGAAGGGCTACGGTTGAATTCAAAGATGTAGCAAACGGGGTGCCAATCGTACCACTAGCCGTAACCGCGCCTGTTAGCTCTATCGTTCCAGCAGCTATAGCATCCGTTACATAAGTAGTTAAATAGGTAACATTAACAACATCTCCTGGACCAGGCACAGCAGGCATAGCTATATTTGTGATATAGAAATTATTCATATTCACGTCAGCAACAGGAGCAGGTATCTGATCTAAAGTCATATTCAAGGTAGTAGGGAAGGGAACCCCAGTGGTGCCAGAACCGGTAACATCACCTGTTAATGT